AAATATTTGAACCACCGATACGGACATTGATAATACCGTTGTAATAATCATCGGTCTCTAAAACTTTTCTTTCAAACTGTTCTTGTGCTTCTAGGTAACTTGCTGTGCCTCTGTTAGGACAATAGTATAGTATTTCTCTAGTAAATCTATGTTCACCTAGTTTTTCAACATCATCAATTAGTTGAGCAGACGAACCCCAATAAGTTTTCCAATCACTTTCTTTAGTGCCTCTTCTCTTATTTTTCTTACCTTTGAGTGGCTTCTTTGTGGTTTTGAATTTTGCTAACTTCTTACCTACATATTTCTTATGATTAAGAAGATTTGTTATTAGATAAACAAATGCCTCACAATCTTTAGGTAGTTCTTTAACTATTTTATCTTGATGGGTCCAATTAGTTCCAGTTGCCATCAATATCCGTAATATGTTCTTCTACATTTTCATGTTCTTCACCACAAAATGGGCAAAACTGTTCAATATAATCTTCTGGTAGTTCGTGTTTAACTATGTAAGTAGCACTACAGTTATCACACACGGTCTTTAAGTTAGGGTTGCTCATAATTTAAATCCTTTAAAACTATCTGTTTCTACGTCTTGTTTAATACCACCCACAACATAACTTTCTATTTCAGTTTCTTGTGGTGCATTTTGTAATCCACGACTATTCAACCAATGAGTAGTCCATGGTAGTGGATTGTTAGTTGATGATACATCATATGGTCCTTTTAAACCAATTGCTCTCATTCTCTTGTTTGCCATAAACTCTACATACTGATTAAGTAATGTATCATTTAGACCGATCATTGATCCTTCTCTAAACAAATACTTTGCCCATTCTTTTTCTTGTTGAACGGCAGTATCATACATATCATAAACCTGTTGTTCACATTCTTTCATAATCTTAAGCATTTCTTTATCGTTCTCTTTATTACGGTAGTTATTTATAATGTTTTGTGATACTGCTAAATGTAGATTTTCATCCCTTGCAATAAGAGATATGATCTTAGCACTACCTTCCATCAGTTTCAATTCACCAAATGCAAACGAGCAGGCAAATGATACATAGAATCTGATACCTTCTAATATATTAACATTAACAAGTGTTAGATATAATAGTTTCTTTAATTCTTTTCTATCTCCTTTACCTAACATATGGTATTTGTGAGCATATGTTATAAACTTATCATATGATTCGGTCACAGTTTTTGCTCTTGCCATAATCTCTGGTGTTTGAACAATCGTATCTAATACTGCTGTTGGGTCTGGATAAACATTCTTCATTATGTAAGTATAAGAGCGACTATGTATTGTTTCACTAAAGTCCCATGCAACTAACATAGATTCTAATTCAGGTAAAGAACAGAAAGGTAAAAATGCAAGACATGGACCACGACCTTGTACACTATCTAATAGTGTCTGATACTTTAGATTAGATGTAAAGATATGTTTTTGATCCTCTGATAATAAATGATAATCGTTTCTATCTTTTTGTAAAGATACTTCTTCAGGTCTCCAGAAGAAACCTAATTGTTGTTGATTCAATTTTTCAAATATAGGATACTTTTGTTGGTCAAATCTTTGTACATTTGGCTCTTCACCAAAAAACATATTTTGTTTCATCCAGTTTACCTCTTTCGTGTTAAATACTTTTGTCATTCTTTTTATCTTTCCCTTGTCTTTCTTTCTTATGTAATCTACTTTGTTTAAGACCTATTGCTAGTATCTTTTCTTCTTCAGCGATTACTTCGTGAAAATATCTTTTAGATGGCGCAGGCTTCACATTCTTCTTGGTCATCTACAATTATCTTTTCTGGTTCTTCTTTTACATCATCATGCCAACCAACTGGATGTGATGGTTCTTCTACATCTGCTTTTGCGTCATATGTATTTTGATAGTAAGATGTTTTCCATCCTAGTTTGTATGTAGTCAATAAATCATTTGCCATAACTGAGGTAGGAACTTCTCCGTCTTTATAGTTTTCAGGATTGTAACTCCAATTACCACTTATTGCCTGGTCAAAATATTTCTGCATAACAGATATCACATTAATATAACCTTCGTTACTAGGCATATCCCATAGTAGTGTATAGAAATTCTTTAGTCTATTATAATCGGGAACTATTTGTTTGAGAGTACCTTTTTTACTTTTCTTAATAGATAGATAATCCCTAGGTGGTTCAACACCGTTCGTAGCATTTGAAACAACCGAGCTACTCTCCGACGGCATCTGAGCCGAGAGCGTACTATGTCTGAGGCCGTGATGCTTGATATCCTGTCGTAAAGTATTCCAATCATAACTTAACTTTCTTTTAATTATACTATCTAAATCCTTCTTATATGTATCAATTGGGAGTATTCCATCAGCATATTTTGTCTTATCAAACCAATCACACTTACCTTTTTCTTGTGCTAGAGTATTACTTGCCTTCAATAGATAGTATTGAAATGCTTCTGTAATCTCATCAACTAATACAAGTGCTTCTTTATCATCATATTTAACTTTGTTCTTTGCAAGAAAATGAGCAAGACCTATGTAACCAATACCTAAACTTCTTCTTGCTTCAGTAGATATTTTTGCTGCCTCTACTGGATATTCTTGATAGTCTATAATTTCATCTAGTGCTCTTACTGATAGATCACATAGTTCCTCTAATTCATCTTTCTCTTTTATAAGTCCTAGATTGATAGCAGATAAAATACATAAAGCAATCTCTCCATTTTTATCATCAATGTGTTGTAAAGGAGTTGTTGGTAAAGTAATCTCTTGACATAAGTTAGACATATAAACTTTGTCTTTGAAAGAGCTGTGAGTATTACAATGGTCAATATTCATTATGTAAATACGACCTGTTTCTGCTCTCTCTTTTAAAAGATCCATGAAAAGAGTTTGTGCTCTAATCTTTGTATTTGGAATCTTTTTATTACTTTCATACTTTAAATACAAATCATCAAATTCAGGTAACCCAAATGCTTCATATAATCCTGGTACATTGTTAGGAGAGAATAAAGTAATTTCTTCATCTTTTATAAATCGTTCATAAAATATTTTAGATATCTGTATAGAGTAATCTAATTTTCTTACTCTATTATCCTCTGTACCTTTATTGTTTTTTAAAACAAGTATATCTTCTATTTCTTGGTGCCAGATTGGGAAGTGGACTGTTGCTGATCCCCCTCTAACTCCGTTTTGGGTACAACACCTAACTGTTGCTTCAAATTTTTTGAGGAAAGGAATGACGCCAGTATGTTGTATCTCACCGCCACGAATCCTTGAATTGATCCCTCTAATTCTTCCTGCGTTGATACCGATCCCTGCTCTCTGGGCAACATAACGACCAATAGCCATATCGGAGCTAAAGATACTAGGAAGAGTATCATCACTATCAACCAGTACACAACTCGCAAACTGCCTAAGAGGAGTACGAACACCAGCCATAACAGGCGTGGGAATATTAATTTTAAATCTGCTAACGGCGTCATAGTATTTTTTGACATAGGTTAACCTACTTTCTTTTGGATATTGAGCAAACAAAGTTGCTGCTATCATCATGTACATAAACTGTGGTGTTTCAAATATATCACCATTGCTTCTATCTTGTACAAGATACTTATCCATGACTTGCCGTAAACCAGCATAAGTAAAATTGTAATCTCTTTCGTGGTCTATAAAACCATTTAGTCTATCAATTTCTGCTTCTGTATAATTAACTAGAATGTCTTTATCATACATTCCTTTTTCAACACATAATTTAATGTGATCTAAAAATTTAGGATGTTCCCATAATCTATGAAATAATTTCTTTCGCAAAGAAAATAATAATAATCTTGCTGCAACATATTGATAATTAGGATTTTCTAAGCTTATTAAATCATTTGCTGACTTAATTAAAATCTGTTGTATATCCTCTGTGTCAATACCATCAAAGAATTGTATACCACTATTCATCTCAACATGAGAAGCACTAACACCTGTTATACCCTCGGTTGCAAACCCAACCATTGAGTGTATCTTTTCTATATTTAAGGACTCTTTGCCTCTTCCGTTACGCTTAGTTACTGATAGATTATCTTTAGAGACCATTTATATCCTTTTCCAGTTGTTTATGATTTGATGTGCTTCAAGACCGCAATATGTACTTCTATATATAAGAGTTTGTATCTTTGCTGATGACATTCCTGCTATTATCATATCGTTAATATCTTTATGTTTCAACGATTCTGGCCATACAGCGACATTAAATTTCTTATCAACAGCCTTTATCATTCTATTTACTATTTCTTTATTACGAGGTTCATTATCAAAGATCATAGTACATTGTTGAGGTTGTATATTTACAACAGCGTCTGCACCTGCAAGAGCAATTGCATTATCTAAAAATAAACTATCAATAGGACCCTCTGTAATCATCACAGGTTTATTTAAATCAATTCTTTCAAGACCATAAATCTTTTGTTTTGTTTCATCAAACTTAATTGTAATATACTTTGGTTGTTCTTTACCAAATGCACGACCTTGAAAAGCAAAAAAGTTACCTGCTCTATCATAAAAAGGTATCACAACTCTAGGATGATCTTGTCTTAAATCTGTAAACTTATTGGGAATAATACTGTTAGTCCATTCATAAAAGTTAGAACAAAGAAAAAACTTATCCCAATGTTCTTTAGGAATTAATCTTTTATAAACAAATTGTTTTGCTGGGTGTGTCTGTACTAGTTCATCAAATCTTTGTAATTCATCAAGTGCTTTATCATATCTGTTTCTACTTTTTAATTCTTTAGATGGTGTAAAATCAAACTCTGGTTTTTCTTCATGTGTTTTACCTTGTTTAAATCTTTCAAAGATATATTCTTTATGCATATTAGGATCAAGAAACTTGATAAGATTACCAAGTGTCTGACCAACACCACAGTTGTGGCATTTGAAAAACATATCATTCTTTTTACGATAAACAAAACCTCTTGCTTTTGAAGCTGATTTTTGAGAATCACCACAATGTGGACACCTAAAATTAAATAGGTTATCAGATTTTCTTTTGAATTTCGGAAGTCTTGTTGAAAGTAAATTAAGAAATTTTATATCTATATATGATGACATTTATACACATTATAACATCATCAAGTGAAAAAGTCAAGCACCTAAAATAGTTTCATAAGCATACTGTCAGGATTGGACATCATAAGTCCTAGTATAATAGAACCACCAATAATTAACCATCTCCACTTCTCTAGCACACCAACTCTTTCGGATAGTTGAGTTCTAACTGCTCTAATCTCATTGAGCATTTTGCCTTCAGATTGTATTTGATGTTCTCTTAATTCTCTACTATTGGTAGTTATTCTGGAGTGTAGTTCTTTGAGATCATTATCCCATTCTTTTCTTCGGGATTCTAAAGTGATAAAAATATCATCATCTGTCTGCTCTGCTCTTGTTAGTTTTTGTTCTTGTTGAGCAATCATACCTTTTAATGATATAGTAATTTCAGTAAGTTTATCTACAGCGACTTCTAGTCTTTGATGAATAAGCTCACCAGTCTTAGCGTCTTTCTTTAGTAATGCAATATCTGTTTTAAGTTTTTCTAAATCTGACATATGAAACCTTTATTCTTTTTCATTCACTTTAGGCTCATAATACTCTTTATATTGATCTAATAGATCGTTTGTAATCTTTAAC